TAGAGTTTATATTATCACCAAAGTATATTGATTTTTGTAACTCAACAGAAGATGTTGATGTTGATGTTTTAGAAGGAACGACAGCCTCCGGAAAAACAACAATTGCTGCAGGAATTAAATTTATGCGAATGGTTTCAGCATCCAGTAAAAAGCAACACATAATAGCAAGTAGAACCACAGGAACAGCAGAAAAAAATATTATAAACTCAGAAAATGGAGTATTAGCTTTACAACCCGGTGCTAAATATAACGGAAATGGTGATAAAGAAAATAAATTTCCGCACCTTAAGTTTGAAGGTAAAATAATATATGTTCTAGGATATGATACCAAGGATAAATGGGAAAATGCGTTAGGTGGCCAATATGGGTGTGTATATATAGATGAGATTAATACAGCTGATATAGAGTTTGTAAGAGAGATTCTTACAAGAAATGATTATTTATGTGCTACTCTTAATCCCGATGATCCAAAACTACCGATTTATAGTGAACTGATTAATAGAGCTAGGCCATATAAGAAATATGCTAAAGATGTACCAAATGAGATAATGCAAGAGTTATTAAAAGCAGTACCGCTAAAAAATGCGAGGTACTGGTTTTTTACTTTCTATGATAACGCAGGATTGACACCAGAAGACATTGAAAAGAAAAAGAGTATAGCACCACCAGGAACGAAATTATATAAAAACAAGATTCAGGGACTAAGAGGAAAAGCAACTGGTTTGGTATTCGATATTAAACCTAAGGACATTATAAATGAAGTTGAGGCAAAACAATATGATTTTATAGCATACTCCATAGGTGTTGATACATCGTATTCAAGAAAAACACATGATAAGTTAACGCTGGAATTCGTAGGAATAACAGCAGATAGAAAATGTATTTTGCTTGAAGAAGAAACTTACAACAATAAGGATGTCACTATAACATTTGCACCATCTGATGTAATTCCCAAAATTGTTGCTTTTGCAGAAAAATGCAAGATAAAATGGGGATTTGCATTAAATATCTATATAGATTCAGCAGACAGCGGAACTATTGAAGAAGCTAGAAAGTATAAAAGAGAAATTGGTTGTATATATAATTTTATACCTGCTTGGAAGAAAACTAAAAATGTTACAAGAGTTCAATTAAAGCAAAGTTGGCTAAAAACTGGCGACTTTTTAATTGTTGATACATGCGTAGATTATTTGGAAGAATGCGATATGTATAGTTATACAGAAGATGGAGATCTAGAAGATGGAAACGATCATAGCATACAAGGTTGTCAATACGCATGGATTCCATACAAGAAACGCATAGGGAATTGGGATATTATAAAGGACCTAATAAAAGATGCAGAAGACTAAAGGAGGCAAACATGAAACTGATAGATAACATAAGGGAGGGCATAAGAAACAAAATGAAAAGCTTTTTACAATTGGATAGATCACAAGCACTACAAATACATATTTCAGAAGGACTTGATGCAGAATCAAGAGTTATAAAGAACATTATTTGGTATAGAGGAGATCCGCACGAACTTGGAGAGCTATATGCACAATTGCCTTATAGTTCTGATACATTTTGGGGTTCTGTACAATCTGCAGAATTGAAACTAAGAAAAATCCACACAGGTCTACCATCATTGATAGTAGATGTTTTAACAGATATTGTAATTGATGACTATAACGGCATAGATTTTACAAAATCTACAAAAGAAATTGAAGCGGAATGGGAAGAAATAGCAAACGATAATGACTTTTGCGAGTTATTGAAAGATGCAATAAAGCAAGGTTTGTATAAGGGAAAAGGTGCATTTAAAGTTTCATTTGATCCTGCTATAAGCCAATATCCAATAATAGAATATTTCCCAAAAGATAGAGTTGAATTTGTAGAAAAAAGAGGCCGAATACGCGAAATTATATTCAAAACAGATATTAAAGAAAATGGAAAAAACTATACTCTTAGAGAGACTTATGGATATGGTTATGTAATATATAAATTGATAGATTCTAACAACAAAGAAGTTCCATTAAACTCGATAAAAGAAACCACAGGTCTTGAAAATCTCAAATTTGCAGGAGCCGAGGTAGATGATGATGGAAATATAATAAAGAATGGAAGTTTTATGATTGCTTGTCCATTTAAGATAGAAGAAGACGCAATCTATGATAAAAAAACAGGAGCATTAGATGCTTTTGATGAGGCCTGGTCTCAATGGATGGAAGCTGTAAGAGCAGGAAGACCAAAAACATATATCCCACAATCTTTAATTCCTAGAAACAAAAAGACAGGGGCTCTTATGAAGGGCATAAATGTTTTCGATAATAAGTTTATAGAAATAAATGATGAAGCAGAAGAAGATGGCAAGAATAGAATACATGTTGAACAACCAGCAATTCCAACTGATTCATATATGAATACATATATAACCGCACTAGACCAGGTATTACAAGGAATTATAAGTCCATCAACACTTGGAATAGATACAAAGAAAATAACAGATCCTAATTCAGCAGCACAAAGAGAGAAAGAAAAAACAACACTATATACAAGAGGAAAAATAGTAAAGGCGATTCAAAAAACTTTACCAAAGTTGGTAAATATTACATTTAAAGCTATAGATACACAAAAGAAAGAAAAACAATTAAGAGATGTATTAGTAACAATTAAATTTGGAGAATATGCGAACCCAAGTTTTGAGGCACAAGTAGAGACTGTTGCGAAAGGTAAAACAGGACGGAATAATGTCAATAGAGGCGAGTGTAGAAGAACTATACGGAGATAGTCAAAGTAATGAATGGAAAATGCAAGAAGTAGCGAGACTTAAAGCAGAACAAGGGATTGTCGAATTAGTAGAAGCGTCTGTTGGAGGTAATGAGTTAAAAGATGTAGATGTTGAAAATAATCTAGTTGATAACATAGTACCATCTGAGGAGGATTAGTATGGCCACTGAATACGATATAGTAAATGCGTTTCAGAAAATAGAAGAAGAGCTAATATTATCTATGAAAAGAAATTTGTCAAGACACATAAAAGAAGAAAAAGAAGAAGGTTTTAACTGGACGATGTGGCAAGCTGAAAAATTGAAATCACTTAAAGCATTCAGACAACAAAATCCAGAACTTTTTAAGAAATATTTTTCTACAACAAATAAAGACATTAAGGAAGTAATACAAAAAGCTTTTGAGAATGGTCAAACAACACAAGAAGCAACAATACTCGAAAGTATTAGAAATAGCAATTATACTGGAAAGAATAAAAATATCAATAAATTAATTCATATCTATAAGACATCTAAAAGTAAAAGAATTAGAAAAAAGGCCCAGAAAAGGATTGATGGTATAGTTAATAAAAATAATTCTAATTTCTTCGGAATAAATCAACAGAAACTGAAATCACTTATAGAGGAAGCACAAAATGGAACGAAAAAAGCAAGCTCATCAATACTAAGATATACAGATGATCAGTATAGAAAAATTATATTTAATGCGCAGGTGTATGCAAATACAGGAGCGGGAACACCAGAAAAAGCAATTGACATGGCGACAAAAGACTTTTTAGCAGCTGGTATAAATTCAATACAATATTCAAATGGAGCTAGGGTCAACATAGCAAGTTATGCGGCAATGGCTATAAAGACGGCTACTAGAAGAGCATATATACAAGGAGAAGGAAGTAAAAGAGACGAATGGGGCATTCACACAGTTTTAGTTCCTAATCGTGGTGGAGGATGTCCATTTTGTTGTAAATATCAAGGAAAAGTTTTTATAGATGATGTTTATAGTAGCGGTTCAGAAAAAGAAAGTAATGAGTCTGATTATCCTCTATTAAGTACAGCGATTTCAGGAGGTTTATTACATCCTAATTGCAAAGATACAGTTGTTACATATTTTCCAGGTGTTAATTCTGAGTCAGATGTACCTAGTAAAAGTGAAATTGCAGAAAAAGTACAAAATTACAATAGGGAACAAAAAATTAATTATATAGATAGAAATATAGAAAAATATAAAAGGCTTGAGCTAGGAAGCATTGACGACGAAAATGTTGAAAAATATCATAATAAAAGAGTTGCTTGGCAGGAGTATAAAAAGAGGTTTAAGCAGGATAATGAAACATCGTATAAAGAAATAGAGGAATATAGACAATTAAAAGAAATCGTGGGCTCAAAAAATATTGAGACGTTTGATAAATTCCGTAAAATGGTGTATAATAATTCAGAAGAATATATGCAAATAAAAGAATATGCAAATTTGTACCGCAAGAAAGAGATTCCTAATGATTTTAAATTTGATATTTATAGAAGCAATTTAGCAAACATAGATTGGATTGCTGTTGGATTTAATCCTAAGAGATTAAATGACCATTTTGAAAAGCATGCCAGTGAATTAGGAATAAAAACAGAAAAAGAGTATGAGAAATTTGCAAAAGATATTATTAACAAAAAAGAAAGTAAGAATGTTGTAGGTTTTAGAAGTAAAGATGGACATGTTTTCAAATATAATACAAAGGAAAATATATTTTCAGTTGCTAAGCCTAATGGTATAATAGAAACTTGTTTTAAACCAAGCAGAGGAATAAATTATTGGAAGGACCAGGTGAAAAAATATGGGGATTAAAAAAGAATGTAAATGCTGTGGAAACTTAACTATTGATAGTGATGAACTATTTGGTATTTGTGAAATTTGTGGCTGGCAGAGTGATGCTGTACAAGAAGAAAATCCAGACTACAAAGGCGGGGCTAACGAAATGAGCCTAAATGAAGCTAAAGAAGCTTATAAGAATAAAATTAAATAATATATGGAGTCATAGAAATATGGCTCTTTTATTTTATCGAAAATTAGGTGGTGAAGAAACTTGGAAGATAAAAAAGAAGAAAAGCAATATGAGATAAGAATAATAGATACATACATTGATAAAAAAAAGGGACGCATTGCAACAAATTTTGGAGTTACATACAAAGTACCACAGGAAATAAGTGATACCAGGGCTAAAGAGTTAATAAATGCAAAAGTTGCAAAGATAATAAAAGGATAATAAACAACGTTAATGTCCAATCACTGAAGACTTGAAAAGCTTGTGCATAGTCAATTCAAGACTATAAAAAGTAATTTTTTTTTATTGGAGGTAGCGAAGTTATGGAAGGAAACGAAAATAACAATGCCCAAAACGCTGCTGGGCAAAACAATGCAAATCAAATAGCAAACAATAATGCTATTGATTATGAAAAAATACAAGCAATTGTAGAGGGCAGAAATGCCAAAACAGAAGATAGCATATTAAAGAGCTATTTTCAACAACAAGGTTTAAGTGCAGATGAGATGAAAACAGCAATAGAAGATTTTAAAACAACAAAAGCTCAAAAAGCACAACAAGCTAGTTTGAATGAACAAAAAATACAAAATGAAAATGCGACACTAAGAGCACAAATACAACAAATGAAAGTAAATGAAGTTGCTAATAAGTGTGCTCTTGAGATTGGGGTTGACCCCAAAACAATACCATACCTAATAAGAATGGCAGATTTAACAGGTGCTGTCGGTCAGGATGGGAAAATATCAGAAGAAGCTGTAAAAACAGCATTTAATTCTGTGCTGGAGGCATTACCACAATTAAAAGGAAGTTCTCAACAAGACAATACAGGATTTCAAAAGATTGGTGGAGAAAACAATAACAAAACTCCAGACATACAGGATAGATTAAAAGAAATATTTAGTTAATAGGAGGATTTTTTTATGAGTTTAAAATACGTAGATATATTTTGGCCTAGAATATTAGAATTATATGGTCATGAATTAAAATCAGTGGATTTATTCGATTCACAAAAAGAAATTAATATTATAAATGGTAAAACTTTAAGAATACCAAAGCTTTCTGTAGGAGGATACAAGGATCATAATAGACAATCAATGACATTTAATACGGGAGCATATTCAAATGATTATGAGGATAAAACTCTAGATCACGATAGAGATATCGAATTTGGAATAGATCCAATGGATGTTGATGAAACAAATCGTGTTGTTTCAATTGCAAATGTTCAAGCAAGATTTGAAAAAAAACAAGCAATTCCAGAATTAGATTGTTATACATTTTCAAAACTATACACAGAAGCAAAAAGAATAAATGCAAAAATAAAAACAACACCACTAACACCAGCAAATGTTTTAGCTGATTTTGACGAAAACTTAGCTGAGATGGAAGATTCAGGTGTACCATTATCAAGATGTATATTGTATTGTACAACAGATTACAAGAAATTGTTGAAAAATGCAGAGGGTGTACAAAGGTATTTAGACGCTTCAAAAGGACTTGGAATTGATAGAAGAGTACATTCAATAGATGACGTAGGAAAAATAATCGTAGTGCCAAAAGAAAGATTCCACACATTATATAACTTTACGGATGGATATGCTCAAGACGCATCTGGAAAATTAATGGATTACATACTAATAGACCCAGAGTCTCAAGTTTCAAGAGTTAAATATTCATACATAAATGTATACGAACCTGGCAGTGATAGTAGAACAGCAGATAAATACTTATACCAAAACAGAAGATTCAATGGAACTTTTGCAATAGATGATTTATTATCAAAGGGCTGTATAATACATGCAGCAGAATAGGAGGAAAACTATGAAAGCCAAAAAAGAAAATAAAGTTTATACAATCGACGAAACAAGAAAAAAAGCATACTTAAATGAGGGATATGATATTTATGATGAAAATGATAAATTGATAGAGTATTCTCCCAAAAAGTTAATAGCATATGCAGAATATATGAAAAAAGTAAATGAAAATGAAAAATTAACAGATCAAGTGCAAGAATTAAGTAAAGAAAAAGAAGAATTAACAAAAAAACTAAAAGAATTAGAAAAAATAGTGGAAGCTAACAAAAAGAATGAAAAAACAGAAAATAAATAGAAATGAGGTGTTCATAATGCCTTATGCAAATAAAGAATATTATAGAAATCAATACTATGGAACCGAGCTAGATGATGGTATTGTTGAAAAGTATTTAAAGCTAGCAAGCAATGATATAGATGCACTGACATTTAATCGAATAAGAGATGTAGAGTTTGATAAGCTTACTGATTTTCAGCAAAATACAATAAAAGATGTTATTTGTAGATTGGCTGAATTTAAGTTTTTAAATAAAGAACTATTGGACAATTTTTTAAGCTCCTATTCCATAAATGGTGTCACTATGAATTTTGAAAAAAGTTGGAATGTTAAGATTATTGGAGAGGTTGTAATACCTAAAAATTTGTATAGTTTATTAGAACAGACTGGATTAACTTGTAGAAATTTTTGCTGGTGAAATATCCTAGTTTAGTGCCAGAGTCAAAGTGTAAAACTGATATAAGAGTTGTTATATATAGCGAAGATATAAACGAGGATGGCGAGCAAGTAGTTGTATTAGATCTGAATACTAAGTGCAATTATCAAGATAAAGCCAGACAAGTATTAACAGCTCAAAAACAACTTATTCAGTTAGCTGGACAAGTTCTATTTAATGGAGATATAGCACCAGAATTAGCAATAATATCTGGTGGCTATGTTGAAGTTTTTGGAGAAAAAAGAAATATATATCAAGGAGAAAAGGCAAGAAATCCGGATGGAACAGTAAACTATACTAGAATTGATTTGCAATGAGCAAATTTGTAAATTCAAAAATAAAACTTAATATTCCAAAAATTAATCAATTATCAAAAGCAGCAACAATAGCTTTAGAACAAACTACAACAGCACTTAATACAGAAGTGAATATTGATCAAGTGGTACCATACAAAAGTGGCAATTTAAGTAGTAATATTTATCCAGAGCACACAGAAGCACAGAAAGGAAAAGACAAATTGATATCGCCAGAAGTATATTCTAGAAGATTATATTTTCATCCGGAATATAATTTTAATAGAAACGAGCATAGGAATGCTAAGGGAAAATGGTGGGAAGATTATATATCTGGTTATAAAAAAGATTTCTGTAGTAAAACATTCACAAAATTATATAAGAAGGGGGCAGGACTATAATGCTTACTTTAGCAGAGATAAGAGACTGGTTGATAAAACTAGATGTGATAACAGTTGCAGAGCTTAATAATATGCCTGTAAATGAGGTAAATACTTTACCAGTCAAGAGATTGTTTAAAGATGGTTATATAGTTGCCGACCATTTTTATATAGGAAAATTAGATAGTAAAAAGGAAAAGTCAATAGGTTTATATCAATTAAAAAGAGATTCATTGCCCAAAATCGCACTAGGTGGGTTAGAATGTACAAAAACAATGGAAACTTCATTAAGTATTTTAGTACATTGGAACAGAAATGCGAGAGAAACAGAAATTAAATCTATTGAACTATATAATAGACTATTTAATATGAGAAATTTTTACATAAATAAAACAAAAATTAATTATATAAAGTTGCTTACTCCCGAACCAGTTGATGTTGGAACTGATGATTCTAATATTTATGAGAGGGTAATCGAAGCAACTTTTTATTATGAAAGAAAGGAAGAAAAGTAGATATGGCAAGTAAAAAACAAGGTGTATTTCCATGCTATGAAAATCAATTTCAGGTAGGAAAAAGTAAAGAAGATTTACACAATATAGCTGATATGGAAAATTTCAGTATATCTATTGATAATGAAATTCAAGAATGGAAACCATACGATGCAGAAGGGTGGACAAAAAGATTATTAACTGGAAAATCAGTCACAATAACAGTGTCTGGAAAAAGAAATGTCGGAGATGCTGGAAACGATTATATAGCAGGATTGGCATTTGTAAATGGCACAGATGCAAATGGAATTCTACAATGGACATTTCCAGACGGAACCAAATACATACAACCATCAGTTTTTAGTGTGTCAAATATTGGAGCTGGTGAAACAGTTAATGTTGGGCCACTTGAATTTGAAGCGTTATCAAACGGAAAACCAGAAATTACACAAGCAACTGGAGTTTAAATGAGGGCTATATAGTAGTCCTCTAATTTTTTTTAGAAAGAGGTAAATAAGTATGTCATTAATAGATATTAGTCAAAAATTAAATACTGACGAGGAATCAAAAATAAAAATAGATGCAGAACATGAATTTAATGTTGATTGCGGTGCTGAAACAATGCTTGTAGCAGAACAAAAGTTTAGAGGAGCAAAAAGTTTAAATGATTATTTTGAAATTATAAAGTTATTTTTGGGAAAAGAAGCAACCAAAATAATAAAAGAAAAGAATTTAACCATAAAGAAACTTAATATAATCGTTATAGCAATAATGGCACAAGCAAATGAATTAAGCTACGAGGAAATGGAAGAACGATTTCGAAACGTCTCAAAATAATGATTCATATTATGACTTATTAAATGACTGGGGACTAATTGAGAGCTCACTTGCAAAACAATATCAGATACGAATTAGAAAAGAAATAAAGGATATGAAATGGGGAGAGCTTAGTTCTTATATATCAGGAATAATGCAAGATACTCCACTTGGAAATATTGTAGGTATTAGATCTGAAACAGATAAAGAAGTTATAAAGCAAATGACTCCAGCTCAAAAAGAAATTAGAAGACAATGGAGAAATGAACAAGCTGGAAAGATTAGTGAAGACGAAATGAAACAAATATTAGAGGGCATGAAAAAGTCATTAATAAGCATAGCAGGAGGTAAAGATGAAAGACATTAGATGCGATGCTTGTAATCAGCTTTTACTAAGGGCTAGTTTTTGCATAGGAGAAATAAAATGTCCTAGATGTAGGAAGATAGTAAAAATAGATGAGCGAAAAGACAGAGCAAGTGTAGCACACACCAAGGGTGAGTAGTTAGCCAAATAGCCTGCTTTTTTTATAAAAAAGTAGGTGATATATTGTCAACAAATGTAGGAAGTATTGATTTAGAGCTATTATTGAATAGCAATAAATATAATAAACAATTAAAAAATATAACAAACATATCAAAGTCAACAAGTGACTTAGTATCAAATTCGCTTTCGAAAATTGGAAAAGTAGCTGTGGCAGCTTTTTCTGCCAAAAAAATATTTGATTTTGGAAAAGAGTGTATTAATTTAGGGTCAGACTTAGCAGAAGTACAAAATGTTGTAGATGTATCATTTGCAACAATGAGTGATAGTGTTAATAAATTTGCTGAGAATGCTATTGAACAATTTGGACTCGGACAAACAGTAACCAAAAAATATATGGGAACGTTTGGAGCTATGTCAAAGTCGTTTGGATTTGCAGAAAATGAAGCATTTGAAATGAGTAAAACCTTAACTGGTCTTGCTGGGGATGTAGCATCATTTTATAATTTATCAAGTGATGAGGCATATACAAAAATAAAGTCAGTATTTACAGGTGAAACAGAAACATTAAAAGATTTAGGTGTTGTAATGACACAGACGGCGCTAGATCAATACGCTCTTGCTAATGGTTTTGGAAAAACAACATCAAAAATGTCTGAACAGGAAAAGGTTGCATTACGATACAAATTTGTTACAGAACAACTTAATGTTGCTAGCGGAGATTTTGTTAGAACACAAGATAGTTGGGCCAATCAAACTAGAGTTTTAACTTTAAGATTTAACGAATTTAAGGCCACAATTGGACAAGGATTAATAAATATATTCACTCCTGTAATAAAGGTTATAAATGGCCTTTTAGCAAAATTACAGGTACTAGCAGATGCTTTTAAAACATTTACAGAGATGATCTTTGGGAATGCCGGTGGAGACAATAATTCTAGCTCAGTACAAAATTTAACAACTGATGCACAAAAAGCTAGCGACGCAGTAAGTGGGATAGGAGCTAGTGCTAAAAAGTCTGCGAAAGACTTAAAAAGCTTAGCATCTTTTGATACTGCTCAGGTGTTATCAAATAATTCAGATAATAATTCATCAGATACGGACTCGGTAAGTAGCGGACTTAGCAATGCTACTTTAGGGGATAATTCAATTTTGAATCAAGCGAATTCGCAAATGGATAGTCTCTTAGATAGGGCTAGTAAATTAATAGATATATTTAAAGAAGGTTTTTATACTGGAAATATAAATTTTGATGGAATATTAGATCATTTATTAAATATAAAAAATGTCATAATTGATATATGGACCGATAAAGATGTAATATATTCAGCACAACAATGGGTTGATACTTGTTTGTATTCGCTAGGTCAAATGACAGGTGCAGTTGCGCGAGTTGGAACTAACATTGCAGAATTTTTCGTAGGAAGCATAGACATATATCTAGAGCAATATGCAGATAGAGTAAAGACATATATACGCAATATGTTTGATATTTCCAGTGAAGATATGTCTTTAATAGGAAAGTTGGGACAAGTACTAGGAGCAGTATCAGATATATTTAAAGGAGACCAAGCAAAACAGGTAGGTGCAAATATTGTTGCAATGTTTGCAAATCCATTTATGAGTATTACTGAAATATGCTTTAAATTTGCGAAAGATATAAAAGCATTATTGTTTCAGCCAATTGTAGATAATGCCAATAAATTAAAAGAAACATTTAGTAATTTGCTAACCCCAATTCAAACTATAACTGGAACTTTGGCAGAAGCTTTTACTTATGTCGGAGATAAGTGGAATGAAGTTTATGATCAGCACATATCTCCATTAATGGAAAGCATTAAAGTGGGATTAAGTGATACTTTTGGAAAATTTTTAGACGTATATAATACTTATGTAGTACCTTTTTTACAAAATATTGCAAATAATTTTAATAATTTGTGGAATTCTCACTTAAAACCATTTGTGGATAATGTAACAGGTCTAATAGGAAGTATTATTGATGCAATAAAGACATTATGGGAAAAATGGCTTAAACCTCTTGTAGATTGGATTGTTCAAAATATAATTCCTGTTCTAGTTCCTATTTTTGAAAGTATATGGAACACGATTTCAAATATATTTTGTGCTATTGTTGATACAATAGGTGGAATAATACAAACACTTAAGGGACTCATAGATTTTATAGTTGGAATTTTTACAGGAGATTGGAATAAGGCTTGGAATGGAATAAAATCTATATTTACTGGAATATGGGAAGCTGTAACAGGTTTCTTTGAAATAACCTGGAGTACAATAAAGGGAATCGTAGAAACTTATATAAACATAGTAAAAGCACAAATTTCAGCAGTGTTAAGTGCAATAAAGCTTTGCTGGGAGAACACATGGAACGATATTAGCAGATTTTTAATATCAAGTTGGAATGCAATTAAGACAACTATAAGTAATATGAAAATGTGGATCGTAAATGCTTTTCAAGTTGTATACAATCAAATAACAAGTATGTTTGCTAATATAGGAACTTTCTTTTCTAATGTTTGGGACAATATAAAAAATACATTTAGTAGATTAGGAACAAGTATAGGTGATGCGATTTCAAATGCCGTAAAATCAGGAATAAACGGGGTTATATCACTGATAGAAAGAACTATAAACAAGGCTATTAATCTGATAAATAATGCAATTGGTGTAATAAACTTAATACCGGGCGTAAATGTTGGAAAAATAAGAAAACTTAATTTACCAAGATTAGCGGAAGGCGGGTATTTTAAAGCAAACCAACCAACTCTTGCAATTGTTGGTGACAATAAAACTCAATCTGAAATAGTGTCACCGGTCGGAAAAATCGAGGATGCCGTGGAAAACGTTCTTAATAAAAGAGGCCTTGGAGATAATGCAGAACTGGTAAAATTGTTAAAAATAATAATTTCAATACTACAATCTTTAGATTTGGATCCGAAAATATACTTGGACGGCTATGAAGTGAACAAAAGGTTAGAAAAAATAAGAAAAAAGAAAGAATTTGCAACAAATGGAGGCTAGAATATGTATGAACCAAAAGTAATTGTAAATAATACTCGAGTACCAGGAATAGTAGAACTAACTCCTGGTCCAGAACCATTATTCGGAGAAGGGACAGGGAGAGAGGCTTTAGATGGACATTTTAGTGGTACATTCACAGGATATTTTACAACATTAGAAATAAAATTTGGAATAGTGTCAGACGAAGAATTTAATTTGATAAAAAAATTGCTAGAGCATCCATTTTTGGAAGATGTTCAATTTTCTTTGGAGAAAGATATGGGGAGTCTTAAGCAAGGCGATTTGTATGCTGAAAACTTTTATAATGGACAAGCAATAAAATCCATACCCGACGGCCATGGACACTGGGGAGAGTTTTCAGTTGTTTTAACTGCTATAGATAGGAGGCCACAATTGGTATGATAGACGTATCAACAGAATTTAAAACACAAACAAAGAAAGTAAAAAATCAGGATATAAAGCTTGAAATATGTGATGGTGAATTAACAGTTAAAGAAATACATATGATGCCAGTACATATTTTTAATGCTTTACCCGTTTGGAAACTAAGAGCAAGAAGACAAATAATAGCAAAAGAATTGAGATATAGTTTTGATGGACAACTATTTAAAACAATAATGAAACAAATAGAAATTAGCATAAAAAATGCTGGTGATATTAAAGAAAAAGATGTTAATTTTAAGTATGGTTTATTTATTAAAAATAAGTATGAATACGTAAATCTAGGAAATTATTTTATAAAAGATATAGAAGATAGTAAAAAGAAAAATGAAATGCTAGTAACAGGGTACGACAGAATGATAAGATTTATGAAGATATTTAAGCAATCGGAAATAGGCTTGTCTTACCCCTGCAGACTTGGAAAGCTAACGCAAAGAATTGGAGAAATCTGTGATGTAGAATTGTACAACACAGATTTTTTTAATTCAGATTTAGAGGTTTCAGAAGATTTTTTTTCAAAACAAGATTTAACATATAGAGATATATTAGATAAAATTGCTCAATTAACGCTTTCAACTATTTTTATAAAAGAAAATAAATTATATATAAAATCAGTAACAAATGAAGTGCTAGAAAGACTTGATAAGTCATATGTAACCGATTTAGTAATAAAAGAAAAGTTTGGCCCACTGAATGCACTTGTACTCGGACGTGGTGACATAGAAGACAATATTGAGGAAACAGACCAAAAGAGTATAGAACAAAATGGCAGATGTGAAATTAGGTTTGATGAAAATGAATTTATTGAATTTCAGCGTGAAAAAGTAATAAAAGAAATGTTTAATCAAATAAAAGGATTAGAATATTATGCTTTTGAAGCATCAGATTTGGGTGTTTTGTGGCTAGAACCTGGTGATTGTATAGAACTTGGAGACAGGGAAGATAATTTTTATAAATCTTATTACTTAAAGGCTAATATTACGATCAATACTGGAATTGTAAGTGATTCAGAAGCGGAAATGCTTGAAGAATCTAACACAGAATATAAGGTAACAACTAAAGAAGAAAAAAGAACTTTAAAGGTAGAAAGACTCGCAAAAAAAAATGAAGGATTGATACAAGATTTAACTCAAGAAACAACAGAAAATACTGAAAAGCTTACAAAACATGAACAAACAATAGAGAGTATAAGTGATAAAGTTTCACATATAGAAGAAACAACAAATGCAATTGAAGGAAATAAAACAATATCACTAGGAAATGCAGTTGCAGGAGAATTAATCGAGTTACATATTTATGGAAACAATGATGTATTTAGTAGTTTAAAAATTGGTGATGATGTAGTTTTAAGTGATGATTTATATTTGATTGGAGATAGCATAATTGTAGTAACAGATTCAAAAGGAAATTCAAAGGAATATGAGCTTGGAATTACAGAGACTTTAAAACAAAAAGATGGTATTTATGATGAATATGTTTTAAAAGACGGAAAAGCCAAAATAATCCGACGAATAAATATAGACGGAACAATTAAGGCAAAAGAAACAATAGAGGATTTAGGGGCATTCTCAATTGAATTATTTGATGGCACAAACACATTATCAATAAAAAATTATACAGCAGTTTTAAAAGCTAAATTTGCAATTCAAAATGACATGACAAATATTTATGCTTCAAAAGTTGAAATGAATAGTGCAATAAATCAAACTGCAGAACAAGTTGATATTAATGTAAATAAAAAGCTTGAAAGTTACTCAAAAACAACTGAAATGAATGCTGCAATTAATGTAAAAGCAAATGCGATAAATCAAGAAGTAAAAAAGAAGGTTGGAGAAGATGAAATTGTTTCAAAAATTAATCAAAGTGCTGAAGAAGTGCTTATTCATGCGGACAAGTTAGACATAAACGGAAAGGCCGCAAAATTTAAAACAGAAATAAATGCAGAGTTTGGACCTTTTACAAAAGATGATATTAATAGGGTGCAAAAAATTATACTTGGGGAAATAGAGGCAACATCTGATGACTATGAAAAATACGATATAAATAAAGAAGGGGCAATAAATTCGTTTGACTTACTTATAGTTTCAAGAGCAGTATATGCTGGGGGATATTATAAAATAAAAGGAACGTTTGAAATAGATCCATATTCAGCTTCTAGAAGCTTAACAATTCATAGAAATGGTGCAAGTTCATATTCAGTAGCATTATCATTATTTGGTGCTATATTTAGTAATATATATACGAGTCAGTTAAATTTTTTTAGAACAGGAGATGGTAATAGCCTTGTTATAAATGGTGATCTTTTTTCAATGGAAGATGACAATGGAAATAGAATTGACCTATTAATGGAGTCATATAATGATGGTACTAAGCTTCCTGCTTTAGAGTTAGTAAAAAGAGATACACGAACACGAATTGACTCACAAGGAATAACAACACCAAAGTTAACTCAGACATCATTAGCAGAACAAAAAAAGAATTTTGAAAAAATGCAAGATGGAGCTGTAGACGTTTTAAAAAATATAGATATATATAAATATAATCTAAAATGTGAAAAAGATACAGATAAAAAGCACATAGGATTTGTAATCGGTGATAAATATAACTATTCAAAAGAAGTAACAAGTTTAGATAACAAAGGTGTAGATAATTATTCATTTACAAGTTTATGTTGTAAAGCTATACAAGAATTATCACAACAAGTAGAGTCACTTCAAAATGAAATAAAGATACTTAAGGAGGAAAAATTCAATGAAATTAATAGATTGGATAAATAAGGTAACAAAGTTAAATCAAACTACAATGACTGAGTTTCAAAATAATATTGAAACTGGAAAGCAAGATAAAATGAAAGAAGGAAAATGGACTCCAAGCATCAATACTGTAGAGAATAAAGCTCCAACCATAACATATACTACTCAAGTCGGAAAATATGAAAGAATAGGAAAACTTGTTTTTGTGGATTTTTATGTAAGAGGTAAAATTACAAAATTAAATGGAACTGAAAATTATGCTGTTATTGAAGGTTTGCCATTTAGACCAAGAGACAAGTATTTTGGACAGCAATCGTTGAATGTGGCTCTAGTATATTCATTGTTGGAAGATAATTTGAATACGACATTTATTCCTCAAGATGGGAAAATAAGAATACAATCAGTATATAGCTCTGCTAAAAAATTAAAAGTAACTGATACTAGTTATTTTGAAGTAGCAGGTAGTGGCTGGTATGAAACTGATGATTAAAAGGAGGATTATATGGCAGTAAAAAAAGTAGAAAGTTTTAATATACATGAAACTCCAGCAATAAATCAAAATATGTTTGATGTAGAAACATATTTAAATGCGAATTGGAAAAAGACAAAAGAAGCAGTTAATAACAATGCAGAAGAATTAATGCAAGTGCAAAAAGATATAAGTACATTAAAAGAAGATAATAAAACAAATAAAAGTAGTATAGATGTTTTAGAAAAAAGCAATGAAACAAGAGATGGAAAGATAACTTTAAATAAAGAGTCAATTAATGAAATACAAGCTGAAAATGAACGCTTGAGAGAGGATATAAAAAGTATTGCAACAATTGGTGAGGCGAGTGGAGAGAATATACATTTAGAAGATAGTTCAGAGGCAAGATGTGAAATTAAGATTTGTGGGAATCACCAACAAGAGACTAGAGAGGGATATAATCAATTAAAAAATGAAGGTACAACTCAAACATTAAATAATGTAACAATAACAAAAAAAGAAGATGAAACATTGGTTGTAAATGGAACTGCTACAGAAGATTTTACTTTCTCAATAAAAAGAAATATAGAGTTAGAAGATGGAGAACAATATAAACTTAGTGGATGTCCTAATGGTGGAGATGAAAAAAAGTATGCTTTAACTATAAATCAATATTATGAAAATCAATCACATTTTGGGCAAGATTATGGAGACGGAGTGAATTTTACATATAATGGTTCATTACCAATCAACAACAATATATATATAAGATTATTTAAAGGTATAACATACAATAATTTAATATTTAAACCAATGATTGTAAAAGGTACAGATATAGAACCAAAACCATACGAGCAATACGGAGCAAGTCCAAGCATAGATTATCCGAGTCCAGCAAAGAGTGTTGGGGATAATGTGAATTTGTTCCCTGGTTGGGAGATGGGTACTATTGATACTGCTACGGGTAATAAAATTACAGACCCATATTATATTAGAAGTGTTGATTTTATTCCTACACTTCCTAATATAGATTATACCATTTATTCAATAGATTCTTTTGGTTTTAATAGCTTAAATACTGCACTAAGACTATATGACAAAGATAAAAAATATTTAGGAAGTCAATATTTAGGAGAAATTTTAGAAAAAAATCTCACATTTAAAATTACTAATTTGGACGCAAGATTTATGATACCAACTAGTACAAATGGTCAAAAAAATGTAATTCCAGGAAATGCTAAAGTTGATATTAAGTTAGAAAAAGGTATAATAGCAACACCATATTCTTCTTACATTTATGGTAGTGCAAAAGTTGATATAGTTAATGAAAACATTTTTAATACAGAGAATGTTAAATCAACATCAGAAGTAAGTGTAGTTGATAATAAAAATGGTGTGTTGGAATTACAAGGAGTAAATGGATTTTGGAAAGGAATAACTACAACACAGAAATTTGAAACAGGAAAAAGAGTATATATAAAATGTAAAGTTGTAGAAGGAACAGGTTCATCAGGTAATATAGGTATTAAAGATACTAATGGAGATGACATATTAGAAAATTATAAAGTTTCTAATAATTTAATAAGTTGTAGTTTTATTTCAAAAGGTATTACTAAAATTTTCTTTAGATGCAATAGGACTTCTAATAACGGTAATACTAAATACTCTGATATAATGTTTAGTTATGAAGATATAGACTATATACCACATCAAGAACAATCATATTTAGTAGATGTTCAACAACCGATGTTCGAAGGTGATACTTTTGTAAAACAAGATGGAAAATGGTATGAGAAACATTGTGTAAAAACAGAAATAATGTTGACATTTCCAACTACTAATATAGAGGTTTGTGGAACATTTGCAAATTTTCAGACTAATAGAAATATTGCATTTGCAGTTGTGAAAAATGACTTGAAAATAACAAATGTAAGAAATGATATATTATGTGACAAATTAAAAGCAAAGGATAATAGTATGTGGGGTGGCAAAGAAGATGGTATCCAGACATATATAAATAGTAATAAATTTATGATATCAATACCATTCGAGGATATTGAAAAAAATTTTGGAGAAGAATTAACAATAAATAATTATAGTCAAGCATTTAGAAAGTATATAAATGATAATCCGTTGAAGATTTATTATAAGTTAGCAGAACCAGAATTAATAGAATGTACGGAAGCACAAAACAAGGTATTAGATGAGATATATAATAAATCACATACATATAAGAATATAACAAATATCTCAGCGGAATCTGCAGAAGTAAATCCAATTATAAACGTAAAATATCTTAAAGACACAGAAATAGAACATAACAAATTACAAGCACAAATTGATGAAATAAAAGAACTTTTAAGTACAACAGAAACAAGTTCATTATTATTAGATAATATTCAAAAAGATTTAGAAAGTGAGGTGTAAAAGTATGATAACAGAGTTTTTAAAGAGATTAATTATAAAAAAGTACTACAAAGAAAAAGCAGAAATAGACGAAAAACTAAATGTATTTTATGCAATGGGTAAGATAACAAAAGAAGAATTTACAGAATTAACAATGCTATTAAATGATACATATATTGAAGTAGATAGTACTACAGAAGAAGTTATAGAAAACGCAGAGGAGGAATAGAATGTGGAAACAATAACGAGTTTTTTTACAAAACTAACTCCACTAATATTATCTATAACAGCATTAATTGTGGCAGTGATAAAATCCAAAAAGGAAATAGAAGAAACACTGCCACAAAAGATAAAAAAACAATGTAATATTGATATGTGCATTATAAATAGATTAGAGAGTGTAAAAGAGTTTTTAAAAGCTGATAGAGTACAAATTTATGATTTTCACAACGGAATCCACTATGCAAATGGAAGAAGTGCACTAAAAACATCATGTAGTTATGAAGTGGTAAGATCAGGAATAAAAGGACACCAGAAGGAATTACAATCAGTTCCACTGAGTTGCATACCTAGATTTATCAAGACTTTGTTAAATTGCGGAGAGTTGAAGATAAATGATCTAGAAGAAATAAAAGATACAATGCCAGCAACATATGAGTTGAAAAAGGACCAGGATATTGGTTCTTTTTTTGATGTTATATTGAACAACGAAAAAAGAGAAGCAATAGGTTTTTTAGCAATTCAATATGAAAATAAAGATAAAGTAAATTTTACAAAAGAAGAAATGAATGAAATCTTAAAACTTAAGTTCTTCATAGAAGAAAACTTAGAAAAAATGGTTACAAAAAAATAGGAGGGAATAAGTATGAATCCAACAACAATAATAGAAATAGCAATAGTTGTTATTGCAATATTAGCTTTTATATTATATTTAGTGTGGCAAATAAAGAAAAAAGGATTAAGAGCAACAGCAGTAGATTTAATAGTAAAAGCAGAAGATATGTTTAGGCAAGGTGATAATGAAAACAAATTGAATTATGTTATAGATAAAATAATATCAATAATAATACCAAAACCATTAAGGCTATTTATAACAAGAGATTCAGTAAAAAGTTTTGTTCAATCAGTATTTGATGAGACCAAAAAAGCTTTGGACTATGTGCCAAGAAAGGAAAATTAGATATGGAAGAAGATAATGTTATTATAGAAAATGTAGAGTTTAATGAAGAATTATACAATAAAAATATTTCAGAAAATGACTTTTCAGGAAGTGAAACAGACGGAATAGGAGATGATGACAATGCAGATAACTAAGATGTTAGTACCTAAAGAAAGATATGATATAAAATGTCCATATGAAATGGAGCCAGAATTTATTATAGTTCATAATACAGCAAATGATGCATCAGCAATGGCAGAAGTATCATACATGATAGGAAATAATAATAAAACATCATTTCATTGTGCTGTAGATAATACTCAAATAGTACAAGCTATACCATTTAA